CGCTTCCGCGAGTCTCCGCAAAATTGGAGGTTTGAGCATGGTCAAGGGCCGAAAACCACTTTCCAATGCTACCAAAGAGGCGTCCGGGGCTTTTATTAAAGACCCTCAGCGACGCAACGCAGATGAGCCAAAACCGAAGCTAGGGAGACCGAAGATTCCGGCGGCGGTCGAGGACGACCCAACCGCGAAATCCCGTTGGCACTGGGTTTGCGATCAACTCGAATCGATGAACCTTCTAGCCGTGACAGATCAGGGTCTAATTGCCGGGTATTGCCTTGATTATTCGATGATGCTTGCCCTATGGGAAACCATCAAGGGCGGCAACGTCTCGGATATGGATGAAAAAGGGCGAACAAAACTCAAGCCCGAAGCAAATCAATTTCACACCTACAGCGATCGAATCCTAAAACGCGAAGCCGAACTCGGTTTGACCCCTTCGAGCCGGTCGAGGCTCAAGGCCCCACAGACCGAAGAGGAAGACGAATTTGCCCAGTGGCTAGCGAGGTCAACAAGTTGATAGCAAGCGGCATCCCGCTACGTGTCGAGGACTACTGCCAAGCCGTCGAGGACGGTTCGGTAGTCGCTTGCGATCGCGTCAAGGATGCAGTCCTCCGCTATCGGCTGGACATGCAGCGGCAATCTACGCCAGACTTTCCGTACTACTTCGATGCGGTTAAGGCAGCTAGCGTCTGCGAGTTTTTCCCGCTCATCCTTCGGCATTCGATCGGGGAATATGCGGGCAAGCCGCTGACCCTCGAAGATTGGCAAATTTTCGGGCTATGGAACATATTCGGTTGGCGGCGCGATGAGGACCGGACCCGGCGATTTCGCAAAGTCTATTGGTCGATGGCTCGAAAGAATGGCAAGACCACGTTTGTTGCAGGCCTGAGCCACTACCTAGCGATGGCCGACATTGACCCGCGAACGGGCAAACCGGAAGCGATCGGGCAGATACTTTTGACGGCTACCAAGAAGGAACAAGCGAACATTGCTTACGGCGAATGCGAACGCATGGTACAGCAATCTAAGACCATGCAGACGCGAACGGATATTCGAAATGAAACGATCACGTACACGCACAATGGCAGCTATATCCGCAAGGTATCCTCGGATAAACCTTTCGACGGGTTAAATCCTCATTGCGTTGTCATGGATGAGGTTCACGCATGGGGCCAGCACCATCGGAAATTCTATGACACGATGGTTACGGGCAGCGGCTCACGCTCTCAGCCTTTGCATATCATTATCACAACCGCAGGGGATGATAAATCCGATTTGTGGCTACAGGAATACAACTACGCTACAAACGTAGTTTCGGGCGTAAGCAAGGATGAAACCCTATTTGCTTTGATCTACGAGCTAGACAAGAATGACGACTTCGAGGACGAATCGACCTGGATTAAGGCAAATCCAAACCTCGGTATTTCCGTCAAGCGTGAATACCTTCGCGAACAGGTCAACAAGTTTCGCCACACGGCAATCGGGCGGAATTTGCTCGATCGTTTCCACGGCAATCGAATCGTATCCTCAACCGAAAAAGCCTTCGACCTTGAGGACTTTGAGCGATGCGTCAAACATTACTCGGATTGGTCGCAGGCTGACGGCTACGGGGCCGGGGTCGACCTTGGAGCACGTGACGACTTGGCGGCGTACGCTTTGTGTGCTCGATTCCCTATCGACGTTACAGACGACGGCAAGACGATCTACCGCTACGAAATTCGGACCAAGGCTTACATAGCGGCCAACTGCAACCGCGACTTGACGGCGATGCCTTTTTCGCAATTCATCTTCGATGAGGAAATCATCAAGGCGACCTACCCAATCGAGGATCTTACCGAATCGCTTTTGGCAGACCTTGAGGCCAACGACATCGGGACAGCGGCGTATGATCCGTACAACGGGCAGCAACTCGGAGAGAGGCTAACTAAGGCGGGCGTCGTCGCGGCTCGCATGGCACAGAATCAAGCCAACTTTAACGAGGCTATCCGCGACGTCATCGACCTAATGAAAAGCGGGCGGCTAGTATTTGCCGACTCGAAGCTACTACGCTGGTGCGCGAATAACGCTATAATTGCCAAGGATCGGCAAGACAGGTGGATGTTTGACAAAGCGAAATCGAAGGACAAAATTGACCCCATCGTGGCGGCGGTTATGGCCTATCGAATTGCAAGCCTACAGCCTGAGCGATCAACCGGGAAACTTTACGTCATTTAGGAGCGAATGAATGGATATGCTTTCTCGATTGGTTCAATGGGCCGGATTCGGCTGGGAAGTTAACCCAGCCAGAGTCGGCATCAAAGACGCGATGGGCATCCCTCCGGCGTTCTTTGCTCACAACAAGCTTACCGGGGACTTCGCTAGACTACCGATCGACGTAAAAAAGGTTGTCGGCAAAGGGGCCGAAAACGACCTGAAGCACGATGGCTACAGGCTACTGAGGAAACAACCGAACAAGATTCAAAGCCCAACCGTATTTAAGCAGCAGCTATTGAGCCATGCTATTATGCGGGGCAATGGCAGGGCGGCTATCATCCGCAATGGCACTGGCGTCGAGGAGCTGATTCCCATGATGCCCGAGCGAACCTGGACGGTTATCCATGAGGGGCTAAAGTACCATGCCTACAAGCCAGAAGACCAAAGCAAAACCGAGCTATTCGACGCCAGGGACGCCGACGACAACGGCTACATCGTATTTCGAGACTCGGACGTTTTGCACATTAGCGGCTTTTCGTGGAACGGCGTTGACGGTCTAGGTTTGCTCGATTTGGCAAATATTGTATTTAGCACTTCGAGAGAATCGATTAGGTTCAGAAACGGGCAAATTGCGAAGGGTTTTCGGGGCAAACTTTTTTTGGAAGCCCCCCCGCCGATGTTTCGCAACGACGCAGACGCCAAGAAGTATATCGATGCTTTTAACGCGGCTGAGGCTGGCCCCGAAAATGCGGGCAAGGCTGGCCTTTTGCGTGACGGCGTTAAGGCTAATGCGGTATCGATGAGCAACAGCGACGCGCAATTCGTCGAGCTTGAGAAGTTCAACCGCTCGGATGTTGGTATGCTTTTTGGCCTCGAGGGGATGCCTGGAGATGGCGAAACGGATAGCTACAACTCCAGGGAGCAAACGCAAATAGCCTACCTTCAATGCCTGGATCGATGGCTAGTCCAGTTTGAGGAGCAGTGCGACATGAAGCTCTTGACGCCAACGGAAATTCGGCTGAATAAAGCGTACTTCAAGTTTAACACGGGTGCGATTTTGCGAACCGCACTCAAGGAAACCATCGATGCGTTTTCCGTGGCGGTTTCGTCGCGGATCATGAACCCCAACGAATGCCGATCGAAGCTTGACCTGAACCCATACGAGGGCGGTGAAGCGTTTATAAACCCAAACATTCAGCGATCGGGTGACGACCCGGAACCAGAACCCGAAGACACGCCAGAGGACGACCAAGAGCACACGCAAGAGCAAGCCCGGAACGATCGAGCCGTCGAGCAAATGCTACGCGGGCTCATCAAGACGGAAGGCAACAACGCAATCAACGCATCGAAAAAGGCTCAATTTGTCGCTTGGATCGGCAAAAAGTACCCTCAATGGGAAGCGAAATTGGCCGACAGTATCGAAGCGATCGGGCTCGACCGTGACTTAGCAAGGATCCACTGCCAAGAATCAACGCGAATCCTAGCAGGCTTGGCGGCTAAATACGCTGGCGAATCGCTTCAAAAAGCCGTCGAAACTGAGGTTAAAACGTGGGAAAACAGACTATTTAGCTTGAAAGGCTTGCCAGAATGATCGAAGTCAAAGCAGAAACCAACGAAATCCTTTTGAGCGGTATTGTTGGCGATGGGTGGGATGAATTTCCGATCACGCAAAAGGGTGTCGTTGATGCCTTGCGTTCTTTCGGGTCCAGTCCGGTGACGATCCGAATCAATAGTCCAGGCGGCGCGGCCGATGAGGGGATCGGGATCTACAACGCACTTCGATCACACGGCGGGGAGGTTACAACCATCAACGACAGCCTAGCAGCGTCGGCGGCTAGCGTGATTTTCTTGGCTGGCAAGAATCGCCTAATGGCCGATGGATCGCGGATTATGATCCATCGAGCGATGTCCTTTGCGATGGGCAACCAAGACGAATTGGGCAAGGTGATTTCGGCGTTGAAAAGCTATGACGCGTCGCTGGTTGACATCTACCGGCAGTTCATCGGCAAGGATCCTTCGGAGATCGAATCGCTGATGGCTGCCGAGACATGGTACAACGTCGACGACGCTATAGCCTCTGGTCTTGCCACAGGACGCGTCGAAAATGGCAAGAAGTACAAGAAGCCAAAGAACGCTTTCGACTCGGCAGCGACGATGCTGGCACGCCAGAAAATGGCCCAATTCTCAAAACACTTGACAAGCTCGGGCCAGTAGCCTAGATTTATTGCGTCGGCCAGAAGTGCCAACAACTCTGCAACTTATTAGCGGCAGTGACACACGGTTAAAAACAGTTTGTTTTCCCGTGGCAGT